TCAGCTTGTCCTTTCAGGAAATTCAAAACACGCCACAATGCGGCGCGCCCATGGGGCCGAAAGCGGGCTTTCGACCACCCCATGCCCGCTATATGCGTGGATAAACGTTGGCGCCGGGCCAGTGCTGGCCAGAAAGCCAAGATGCTTGGCCACCGCGTCTGACCGCATCCGAAACAACAAGATGTCGCCCGGTTGACGGTTCTCAAGCGCTTTGGGCCTTAAATGCGCCGTTGCGGCCTGCCACAGGGCCTCTTGCCCGTCGGCTTCTGACCAGTCAGACGTGTATGGCGGCACTTCGGCAGGTTCTTGTCCCAAAACGGCGCGCCACACACCGCGTACCAGCCCCAAACAGTCACAGCCAGCGCCCTTGCGCGACGCCTGATGCACGTAGGGTGTTCCCAGCCAGCCTTGCAGCTCGTTCAAGATCAGCGCATGTGTTGTACCCATGTCAGACCCCGACAATTGGGTTGAAGGGGTTGTCATCTTCGCCCATCTCACCGGTTTCACGACCGTCGCCGCCATCATTGCGTTCAGCGGGGATTGGGTATGCCATCAGCCAATCCTCGCCCGGAATGTCGGGAAAACCGCGAAAGTTCAGGAAATTGTTGAACTTCTTACGACAGGTTCCGGGCAGCTTGTCGCAACCAGCCTCAAGGCGCACGCGATCACCCGGCTGCATTTCGGCCCGCAGCGCCTCCCACAGTTCAATTGTCCGTGCGCCATTCTCTCCCTTGGTATCGTTCTTGATGAGACCGTTCAGCCCTTGCGCCGCACCAGTCAGGACCTTGAAGCGTCCACGAACGAACCAATTCTTCGGATAGGTCCCCAAATCGGCAAATAGAAACACTGTTTCCTCATCATTGCTTACCAAATCCAGCTCGACCGAGTATCCGGTCTGGTTCATATCAAATCGACACTTACCATCCCCAAGCACGGCAGAGCATGGCGATTGATAGGATCGTCCCTGCGGCTGGTTCATGGCTTCGCTTAGCCCGTTCAGTTCGGCACGGAACCCGCCAGCTTCACGGGCAAGCTCTCCGACCTTTCCACGAAACCGTAAATACCGCTGAGACACATCGCGCCAGTTGACCAGCCAAGCTTCGACCTCGGCCCCGTCATAGCGGCCTGCGCGAATGTCCTCTTCGCTGATCGCGTCGGTTGACAGAACACCCAGTGCCTCGGTGTTGTCGACCGACAACCCGGTCGTCTGGCTCAGCGCATGGGCGGTCATGCCCGTGTCGGCCTTATAGGCAATACCATCCATCTGGACGTCCAGATCATGATCGGTGAAGCCATAGACCACCCCGTCTCGCCGCGTGACCTTCCACAACCGCGCAACAGTAGTGACACCTTCGCCAAGATGGGCCTGAAATTCGTTTGAAACTGACATCAGCTACGCACCTCGACCACGGGAACATTCGGAGCCTCACCCGCCTGAAACGACGCAACCGAGGTATGAACACGGTCCGTGTCGAACCGTACCGGCACATCAAATTCATAGCCTGCCGTGACTTCGGCCCCCAATTCCGGAGCCGTAGCGAACGTGACAACCCCAGTGGTCAGGTCCACGGAATACTGAGTGCCCTCGATCTGCGGATCCCCTTTTAGGCCCATCTTCACAGTCCCATCGACCGGCTTCTGGATCGGGCGTGCATAGGTGTCGGTGCCAGACCGATAGGTCTTGATCAGCTGATACTCGGTCTGAACACCGTCTCCCCAACCAATAATCTGATCGATATATGCCGGATCCGCCGAAGGCAGCCCGCTTTTGTAATCCGACCAGTCCTTCCAGCGAAACGCATAAAGCTGGCCACGCCGCGCCTCGAAAAAGGCGATCAGCATTTCAACATCATCAAGCGAGCGCATGCCAATCCCGGCGTCATAGCGACGGCGCGAATGTTCCCACGGGGTGTTGCGCTCTTCGAACCCATTGGCCAGGGTCACAACTTCTGTGCGCCGTTCAGGACCACCGACCGAGCCGAAGCTTAGATTGGCGGGGAAGCGGATTTCGTGAAAGGACATGGTGAACCCTCCTAAGGTCGTAAAATCAGGGGATCAGCGGTGACGTTGCCCACGCGCGAGCGCACGTTGGACATTGGCCGCGATCTGGCTTTGCGACCGGCGGAAGCTTTCCACATCCGGGGTCGAGATATTCATGGTGATGTTGACAGGTGCCCCGCCGCCCCCTGCACGCACGCCCAAGCGGCCGTCAGCGCCCCGGCTTAGTGGCATGATCGCCTCTGGCCCCGCCTCGCCCATCAGCCCCGTACCGCCACGCATTGGGAAAGTCGTCGCCTGCGAGACGACGCCACCCTTGGCAAAGGGCATCACACGGCCTTGACTGAAGGCACCTCCGTTGGCGAACGGCAGAAAAGCATTCATGATCGCGCCCGCGCCCTGCCCCAGAATATCGCCAAAATGATCGGTCACAGGGTTGATCACGGCATTGAACGCCGCATCGGTCATAGACCGCGCAACCTCTTTCAACGCGTCCGACAGCTTCATGCCATCAAAGGCCAAGCCCTCAAACGCACGCCGCAATCCCGAGGAAATGCCCGACGACAAAGTGCTGACATCGGCGCTTAGATCCGAGACGGTCGAATGCATGCCCTTCAGTTCGAAAATGAATCCAGCTGTCATCTGTTGCGCTCCGCCTAAGGCGGATTCCAGCGCGTCGAGCTGATCGTCAAAACTGTCAATACTGTCCAATCCAGCCATCACATGCCCTTTCCTATGGGTTCACGCGGCTCGTCTGGGAACGCGCGTGCAAGCTCATCCAGCCGGGATCGCAGGCAGGTGGCAGGTTGCCCCTCTAGCCCGGCCATCACAGCCAATTCGATGGGGGTGAGCGCCCAGAACTGATCCGGGCGCAGCCCCAGTTTTCCAAGGCCAAGGCGCATCAGCCCTGGCCAGTCGAACCCAGCAGCCTCAGCCACCTGCGGCCTCGTTGGGCGACAGGGCAAAGGCGCGCGTCAACAGCTGACCAGCAGCTTTTGCGGCCTCAACCGGCCCGCCCTGAATTTCCGCCGCTAGAAGATCCTGCGCAGTCCCCTGCCAGCCCCCCCCGCGCAGCCCAGCCACGATCAGCGCCAGCACGTCACGGCTTGAGAACTGCCCGCTTTCAAACCGCTCGACCAAAGAGACGATCGAGGCTTCGCCAAGCTGTTCTTCCAGCTCGGCCAATGCCCCCAACGTCAGTTTCAGCACATAGGATGTACCATCGATCACCAGCGCCACTTCGCCCGTCCACCGGTTTGTCATGATCACAGCGCCGTAAAGGTCAGTTCACCGGCCGACGCCATCGACAGCTCGTATGTCGCTTCGCCGTTATGCGACCCCGCATACTCGATCGAGGTGATCATGAACGGGCCTTCGACCACGCCAAATTCGGGCACAATTACCTGAAAATTCGGCACTTCATTGTCGAAAAAGATCTGACGTGCCCGTTCATCGGTCGATGCGTCCTTGAACACGCCCGAGCCCGAGATCGACGCCGATTTCACGCCCGCCCCGCCCAGCAGTTCTCGCCAACCGCCTGTGCTTTCCAGACTGGTCACATCAACGCTTTCCGCGTTGAAGCTCAGGCGCGTGGCCCGAAGGCCCGCAATGGTCTCGAACACGCCGGTATCGGTCATGTCGAGCTTGATCAGAAGGTCTTTGCCGTTTTGCGCAGCCATAGGATCACTCCGTTTTGAAAGGTTTAGTTGTCTTCGACACGTGCGCGGAAGATCAGGTCGATGCGACGCACATCCGCGTCTTCAACCCGCCGCGCCCGCGCACGATGAAAGTTCAGATACACAAGCCGGCCACGCGCCAGGATCAGACTGGCATCCACCAGCGTATCACTGACCGCCGCAGCGACCTCTTTGGCGGCCTGAAAGCCCGCCGCATCGGTGACCACACTGATCGTGACCTCATGCAGCGCGCCCTGCCCGGTCATATCTGACCGTTCACGCACATCCTCTGGTCCGAGGCTGACATAGGTGCCCGTGATGATACCCGCGGGCACTGCGTCATAGATCGCACCGGGCACCAGCGTGGCCAGGGTCGTATCCGCCGCAAGGCGCTGATAAATGGCCTGTTGCAGGGCCGCAGAAACGCCATAACTCATGCCGAGACCTCCTCTTGCGCGAAGCAGGTCAGGTAATGCGCACCAGCATCTGCCTCGGTCACCGCGAGGATGCGGAAAATCCGGGATCCATCACGGAAGCGCTGATCCGGTTTGGGGCGGGACGGCGCGCCGTCGGGGGCCGCGCGCACCGTGATCCGAAACGCGATGGACGACACCGTGGCAAAACCTGCGGCGCGCTCGCGTCCCGAGCCCGGCTTGATCTCAGCCCATAGGGTGCCAAGTGTCTGCCAACTTTGGGTAAAGCCACCCGCGCCATCTGGTGTGCGCACAGGCTCTTCCAGCGACAGTTTGCGGTTCAGGATGGGGCGCTTCATGCTGCGCCTCCACCGCCAAACAGGCGCACGGTGCGATAGCGTTGCAGCAGGGCTGCAATCGCCGCAGGCAGTTCACCCTGCCCAGTCATCGCGCCATCCGCACGGTTTTCATAATAAGTCGCGGCCAGCATCATCACCGCCTGCGACAGATCGGCAGGCAGATCGCCCCAGGCGGCACCAAAGCCAGCCTCAAAACCAATCACCGCCTGTCCGCCCACAGGGATCGCGGGCAAACACAGCCCCGTCGACACAAGGCGCGGACGATGCATGTCTGGCTCCAGCCCGAAACGGGCGGTGTCGATCGCCTCGGTCCCGCCCATACGGTCATGGATTTCGAGGCTGGTAACTTGGGTGACAGGCGCCACCGGCAAAGCTTGTGACGCCAGATCGCGCCATGCGGTCAGGGTCCAGGTAAATTCGCGCGACAGAAGGATCTTTCCGGTGCGGGCCTCGATCGCGGCCATGGCGGCCCGAAGGTAGGTTTCCAGCACCTGATCCTGCACCCCGTCATCGGCAAACCCGGTCCCCAGCCGCAGGTGGTCCTTGAATTGGGCGACCGGAATGGCCGTGCCCGGCACTGTGGTCTGCTCGACTAACATCATGGATCATCTCCGAAATTCGGGCCCCTCACGTCATGTGGGAAAGGGTGGGCGCGCACCGTCCGTATTGCTCGGACGGAGGGGGAGCAGCTAGACAACACGGGGGTGGTCGGTGCGCGCCCTGCCCCGTGACAACCCGAAGGCCGCCACGGGATCAGGTCCGGCTCTTACGAGGCCGAGAACTTGAGCAGCTTGATCGCAGCAAAGTCGCTGACATCACCGCCTACGCGCTTGGTGGCATAGAACAGGACATGCGGCTTGGCCGAGAACGGGTCACGCAGGATGCGCGTGTCGGGACGTTCCGCGATGGTGTAGCCGTTGGCGAAGTCACCAAAGGCGATCGACATGCTGTCAGCACCGATATCGGGCATATCTTCGACGATCAGGACCGGATAGCCGATCAGACGGGCAGGTTCGCCTGCCACAGTCGCATCCGACCACAAGAAGCGGCCATCCGCGTCTTTCAGCTTGCGCACAGAACCCACGGTTTTCGAGTTCATCACGAAGACTGCGTTTGCACGGTAATCCGCACCCAAGGCATAGATCAGGTCGAAAATCGCATCTGCCGGATTGGTGGCGTTAAAGTCACCTGCTTCGCCGGTGGCCACATAGCCCAGATTACCCCAGGTCCAGCTGCCGTTGTCCACAGCGGTGTGGTTCAGAATGCCCACGGGCTTTTCAACACCGTCGCCGTTGATGAACGCACCGCTTTCCGCGCGCGAGAACTTGTCCGCGATACGACCAGCCAGCCAGTTTTCGATGTCAAAAGCGCTGTCGTCCAGCAGGCGTTGCGACACTTTCGGCAGGGCCGACAGCTCGTGCAGCGGGATCGAAATACGGTCGATCTGTGGGGTGCCGGTTTCAGCTGTCGAACCGGTTTCCGAAGCCCAACCGGTGATCAGGTCGCCTTGGTCGATCAGCACGTCATAAGCGGTGCCTTCGACGTTCACCACATTGGCGACCGAACGCAGGGATGCTGCGTTGTTCAGCACACCTTTGATGGTGTCAGCGGTAACCGGGTCAACCAGATAGCCACCGTCAGCGGCGACCGCCGACGACATCGCTTTGCCTTCCAGATCAATACCGCGCAGCGCGTCATCGTCACCCGAACGGACATAGGCCTCGAAGGCTTTCTGGTGCGGCGCTTCCAGATCGGCAGCGGCGGCAAGATGCGGGCGGCCCGCGATAGTGTTAGATTTGCGATCCAGCATGGTCAGTCGCTCTTCCTGTTGTTGAAGTTTAATGGAAATCTCTTCGTGAAACTGATTGATATCGCTCACGAAACCAGCCAGCGCGGTCTTCACCTCGGCAGCCGGAGTGGGGCCTGAAACCTGGCCAGCAGGCGTCGCCGACTGGCCCAGAGCCTTCGTCTCTTTGTTGCTCATCATTGGGTCCTTTTCAGGGGTTCAGATCGCTGGCTCAGGCGTTGCGGGCCAGCATCAAGCGCGCATCCTCAAGGGTCGCGGCCAGTTCACGCAAGGTGGTGTCATCGGCGTCAGGCACGTCGCCCTTTGCCCCCACTCGCGCTGTCGGAAGCATGGGGAACGTGACAAGCGACACCTCCCACAGCTCCAATTCCGTCAGGCGACGTCCGCCCGTCTGGGTCTTCGTCGACTTCTTGGTGCGATAGCCGATGGATAGCCCGTCAATGGCGCCGGCCTCGATCAGGGCGGCTGCCTCGCGGCCCTTTTCGACATCGCTCAGGATGCGGCCTTTGACGTACAAGCCCTTGGCATCCTCGCGCACCTCGTCCCAGATCCCGATGGGCTGGGCCGGATCGTGCTGCCACAACATCTTGACGCCGCGCCCCTTGGCCTTCAGCTCGTCCAAAGATTTGCCATAGGCCCCGCGGGCCACAACATCGCCGCCATTGTCGACCTGATCAAAGAAGCTGGCATAGCCGTCAATCTGGATTCCCTCGGCGGTCTGAACTGTCTCGCCCAGCTTGACGAACTTGTGCTCAAGTCCGAAATCGGTGTGGTAGTCACTCATGGAACGCACCTTTCTTATTGGTCTTTGGTCAGTGGCGGCAGGCCCAGCAGGCTGCGCTTCTCGGCATCTGACAGGAAACTGGCCTCGGCCACGCGAGACCATTGCTGGTCACGCTCCGCAGCTAATGCGGGTACCTGATCCAGATCCGGCTTCAGCTTCACCGCCTCGTCCGAGAACCCGGCCAGCCAATGGCCGACACTGGCCGCGACACGGGATACCAACGGCACCACGGTCAGGCGATAGAAGGCACGACTGGCCTCTTGATAATTGGCGTAAGTTGCGTCGCCCGGAATGCCGATCAACATCGGCGGCACACCGAAAGCCTGCGCGATCTCGCGCGCCGCGGCTTCCTTGGTTTTCTGGAATTCCATATCCGAGGGACTGAACCCCATCGGCTTCCAATCAAGCCCGCCTTCCAGCAGCATCGGTCGTCCGGCATTGCGCGCGCCCACGTGATGGCTCTCCATCTCGCTCAGCAACCGGTCATATTGATCCGTGCTTAGCTGCGCCTGCCCCTCGGCCCCTTTATAAACAATTGCCCCTGACGGTCGCGCCGCATTGTCCAACAGCGCCTTTGACCAACGGCTGGCCGCATTGTGCACGTCAATTGCCGTGGCTGCCGCTTGAAGCGGAGACAGACCGTAATGGTCATCCTGCGGATGGAAGGCTTTCACATGGCAGATTGGCGACACCCCATCCCCGACATGGAACCGGTGCTTGCGCGACCCGACCGTATAGTCATAGGCCACTGGCCAGCCATCCGCCCCCGGTACCAGCGCCATTCGGTCCGAACGCAGAACATGCAGCTCACGCGGCTGGCCTTCTTCGTCCCTGACGGCTTCCAGGTAACCATTGCCGGTCAACAAAATCTGACCAAAGAATGCCTCAAACAACTCGGCCCGGCTTTGCGCTGCATTTGGGCGCGCCAGCAACTCCAGAAGCGGGTGAACATCATAGCGCTGCTGGTCGTCCTGCAGCACCAATGGGAGCGCGCTGGCGGCCTCCGCAATCAGCTTAACCGAGCGAAAGCCGACAGGGTTTGCCGAAAACCCGGTGCGGGTCAGGCTGACCGTGTCGCGCGGGCTCCAGGCCACGCGACCTGCATTTCCGTAAGCGATGACCGGCCCGGTGGCCGATGCTTTTGCCTCATTCGGCATCTCGGCCTTTGCGTCATCCGCGCCTCGCTTGAGAAAATCAAATACCATGCGCCTTGGCTCCTTGGTTTCGGTTTCCGGTCCCCCGGCTACACCGGGCAAACCTGTCCTGTCCGGGTGCGCAGCCTCGCACGACCCGAGCGGTCAATTCTGTTATCTCGTGATCAGGTGGGGCCCGTGTGCCGGGTGGGCATCAAGGCCCCGCCTTTCGATGTTTGGCACTTTGCCAGTGAGGGTTAAAAAAGCCTTTAACCGAGCGTACGCACCTGCGGTCTGCGATAGGACGCAACGGGTTCAATGATCAATTCGTGCAGGGCCCAGACCAACGCATCCACGCGGTCCGGGCTACCCTTGCCTTCGTATCCCTGACTGGTCATACGGCACATCTGATCTTCTAGCGCGGCCATGTTGCCCGCATGGCTGACACGCCCTTGTTCATACAAAGCAGCCACAGGCTCGGCCCGCGTGACCTTGCCCCGCGTCGCGCGCACGGCCTTATAGGGCACCGTTGCGTCGATCTGACGGATCACGCTTTCCACCAGATCACCGCCTTGGTTGACCTCGGCTACCAACCGGTCCGCCTGATGCCGCTCCATCGCCGCCAGCGCGGCCTCAGCCCATTCCGAGGGGCTGGCCGCCGTCACACTAGCATCTTCCAGCACCACAGCCTTCCAGTCGCCCGGAGGCCCCTTTGCAAAGACACCCGCGACCACGATCCCACATTCGTCCGAGCCTTTATGTCCGGTAACCGGGGGATCCACCGCGACCACGATCCGATCCAAAACAGGCGTGTCCGCCCCCAAACGGTGCTTATCCAGCATCGCCATGGTCCACAGCGCCCCTTCCGTATCTTCCAATAGCACGCCGTCCAGCTCTTGCCGCCCCAACCGCGTATCCGCGTATCGCGAACGTACTTCCTCAAGAAAGCTCTTCGCCAGATAGGCGCGGTTGGCCTCGGTCGGGGCGTGCGTCGTCACGGTCGAGGGGTTTTTCAGGATCTGCTTCAACACCCCCACATTGCGCGGCGTTGTCGTCACGCATTGGCGCGGATGCGTTCCAAGACGCAGTCCGAATTGCAACATATCCCATGTGTCCTCGGCCTTCTTCCACTTGGCCAACTCGTCCACCCACGCTGCATCAAACTGCGGGCCACGTAGATTTTCTGGCTCATGCGCTGAAAACACCTGCGCGATTGCACCGTTGGGCCAGACCAGCCTGCGCCGGCCAGCCTCCCATACCGGGCGGCGATCTGGGGGCGAGCATGCCAGAATGCCGCTTTCACCAAATACCATCACCTCGCGCACCTGATCGATGGTTTCGCCCACCAACGCGACACGGCGCGAGCGGCCGGGGTCCAGCGGCCCTGCCCCTTCGACCTCCGCGCGCACCCATTCGGACCCGGCGCGGGTTTTCCCCGCGCCACGCCCGCCCATGATCACCCATGTGCGCCAGTCCCCCTCGGGCGGCAATTGGTGATCCAAGGCCCAGAATTCAAATAGATAGGGCAACGCCATCAGCGCCCCATCGCTTAGATCATTCAGGAAGCTCTCGCGTTCGTCTTGCGTCGCGCAGGCAAGCCAATCGGCGCCCGATTTCATCTCGGGCCTGAGCAAGGTCAAGCTCTGCTGCTCGCCCCCCGCCAAAGCCGGTTTTACCACTTTGTTCAAGACGTTTCCTTTCCTCAAATACCGTTTGCATAGCGCGGCGCACTTCCGTCATGGCCTTCGCCAATTCCGGCGTCGTTTCGCACCCATCTGTTTCAGCCGCAGACAACTGGCGGTCCAACTCTTTCAAAACACGTAGAAAAAACGCATCCGCAATCTTCAGGTAGTCTTCCGAAGCTGCGTCCTTCCCCAAGGGCGTGATAATTGTCATTCTTGTTTGTTGCCTCTCATGCTCTTGTCCGCACAAGCGACATGAAAAAACGGCCCCGGGCGGATGCCCAAGGCCGTTGAATTCACGTCTTCTAGCGTATGTCAGAGACTACACGGGACCGTACGTTCGGTCAAAATGCAACGGGCGTGACCCGCCCGCTGCGGTAAGAAACGCTTTACTGGTTGGCGCGCTCGGCTTCGATCTTGCGCCATTCCGCCACATTGGCGTTGTGTTGTGCCAAGGTCTCCGCAAAGGCGTGACCGCCAGTGCCGTCAGCCACAAAGAACAAATACGGCGTGCTGTCCGGGTTCAACGCGGCTTCAATCGCGGCGCGGCCCGGATTGGCGATCGGGGTCGGTGGCAACGCGTCGATCACATAAGTGTTGTACGGCGTTTCACGACGCAATTCGCTTTGACGCAGACCGCGCCCAAGGCTGCCCTGCCCTTTGGTGATGCCATAGATGACAGTCGGGTCCGTCTGCAGACGCATCCCTTGGTTCAAACGATTCACAAAGACACTAGCAACCTGACGGCGTTCCTCGGCCAGTCCGGTTTCTTTCTCGACGATGGACGCCATGACCAAAGCTTCATCTGCGCTCGCATAGGGCAGATCCGCCGCGCGGTTGTTCCATGCGTCAGCCAGAATGTCGACCTGTGCGTCCTGCATCGACGCGATTAAAGCCGCGCGGTCCGCACCGGCCTTCACTTCATAGCTGTCTGGCGCAAGGCTGCCCTCGGCAGGCAAGCCAGCGATTTCACCCGACAGGAAATCGGCCCGGTTCAAGCTGTCCACAACTTGCCAGCTGGTCACACCTTCCGCCAGGGCGATCCGGAAACGGGTATCGCTTTCGTCGCGCTTCTCAAGGTATGTTGCGGGCACTTCGCCCTCAAGCTCCGCCGGGGTAAACTCGGCAGTGATCTTGTAATCCTGCGTCGCCGGATCCAATTCACGTACCTGGACCTCGGCTGCAAGAATACCGACGCGATACAGGATCTCGGTGCCACAAGTCGATGCCCCACCGCGCGTGACGATGTCCACGATCTCTTCCATCGAGGCACCGTCCTGCACAAGGAACGATCCGGCCTTCAGTGCAGATTTCTTGTCGGAATACTCTACACCGATACGGAAAATGGACGCGTTCGAAATCGCACCCTGTGCTTCCAAATCCCGCGACACGCGCGAGAACGAGCTGCCGCGCTCGACACGCAGACAAATGGTTTGCGCCAGAGGGCCGTCAGCTGTGTATTGTTTTTGGCCCCAGGCCACCACACCGACCGCGACGATCAGTACGACAATGAACAGGCTCAGCGCGTTCGAGGCGATATTGCGCCACAT